TTTCTTTTATAATTGGAGTTGAAAGTGCCGCTCTTGATACCATGCCATACACCGTGTCAACAGCATCAACGTTGTTGAACCTAACTGCATCTATAACAATATCGGTAGTTGACTTTATGGATATTTCATTTATGTCTGACCATCTTGGATTACCAACTTTTGCGGTTTCCATTTCTGAAACTGTTCTTTGAACAAAACCATATGTTTGGGCACCAGTTATAGGAATAGATGCTACATAATAGTCAGTTCCTGTTGTCCTAAACTGTACGGTAAGAGTGGGAGAGTTTCCTGTAAGTTTTGAATAAGCTATTCTTAATGTGTCAATGGTGTTATACAGGGATAGGTTATAAGCTTTAATTTTTGCAGAATCATTTATTCTTACAGTATCATTTGCCTTAATAAAAAGAGCTGTGTTTCCAACCCTAAAACTATATGAAGCTAATGCAGATGTGACATAGCAAGATGTTGATGGTGTTGTGCTGCCAGTATTAGGCACTAGAAGAGTTTCCCCTTCTTTCCAAGCATCTGCAGTTGAACCAGAAAACAATGTAGTCTCATTAAGTGATTGTGCATTTTTATTTCCATTGCCAGGAAAAAGACCAAGCTCATTAATTACATATCTTTCTCCTTGTGAAGAGCTAGTGCCAAAACTTGCTTTAAATACCATAGCATCAAAGTTTCCAGAATTATCTAAAAATGACATCTTGACTGGAGCAGATGCAACTCCAAACCCCAAAATATTATTTGGAATCAACCCAGTGTTTGTATCTATTGCTCCGTTTGCAGTACTATCTAGTCCTACATGAATTTCTCCACCAACTGTTGGCAAGATTCCCATAATTGATTTAAGAATAATCACTCTTCCTGCCCTAGTTATAGAGTTTTTTTGCTCTCCAATGTATTCGCCATCTAAGTAAAATTTATAGGTTCCAGTTATCATAATCTTAATTATACCATTTTAAGAGATTTCATAGCATTTTATGACGTAATTGTTTTGATCATATACTGAGCTAAACGTAAATCTCATGTCATAGTAGGCTACTCCAGAAGATATCCTGACCTTCTGTGGTAAAAATGTGTCACCCCTTTGTGTTCCAAAAAAATTAATTTTATCTGTATCTAAGACAGAATCGTTAATTTTATTATTTATTTCATTTACAGAGAAAGAAAACTTATCTTGTTGTAGTGCTTGTTGGGGACCAAATGGCGGTTCTGGTCTAGCTAAGGTACTTACAACATCTTGTGAAATTGCTTCTCTATCAGCATCAAGGTAAAAGTCTGAAATAGAATTTATACTGCTAAAGTTATATCTCATCAATAGGTCTTTTGCGTTGTAGACCAGAGACAATACCAGCCTTTTTACTTCTGCAAAGTATTGTTCTTTATAATTTACATCGTCTACTAAACCAGAAGTATTAGAGAGTGTTCCAGTAGATACTTCTGTAGCATCCTGTACTAGCTTTTTGCCATCACCACCGCCACTACCGCCACTACCGCCAGTTTTTCCTTTAGGTGGAGTATAAAAATTAGATCCAACACCCTTAAAATTTTTTCCTGGGTCAGTTACATATTTTTTTACAGCTTTGGCAGTACTCAATGATCCAGTTTTTTGTATCTTTGCTCCAGGACCACCTCGTGGTGTTGTTTTTGGTTTTGTTATTTTTGCAGTTTCTCTTTGAGTTTCTCTTATTCGTGCCATTTTTTGAGCATTAGTTTCGCCACCTGGACCACTATTTTCAGACATTACAGCATCTCCCTTAAGCTAACGCCCATTTCAATTCCATCACTATTTGCACTGTAGTTAATTTCAGATAACACATAAGTTTTGTCCCCAATAGAATTATAACAGTAACCTTTTGCTTTATAAAATACTTTAATCTTATCTCCAAGCTGAAGAAGTGGATTTGGAAAAATATTTGCTTGAATTTCAATTTTTTCTTGAGATGCAAATCTTGCAATCCATTCTGCAAGAGTTGATGCCTCTTCTCGATTATTTAAATATTCTGCAGAAATATTTATAGCCTGATCTCCGTAAAGCCTCCTATTTATTTGAAGCTGATCGTTTGGAAGATCTGAATTTATATTCTTTAGATATTCTCCAATATCTACTGTTCCAGAGCTCAATCTTTTTAAGACAATTCCAGAAATAAATACTGGATATGGGGTCATAGCTCCTCCTATTGGAACCGTGGTGCTAGTAGAGTTGTAAATTGAAAAGGACGCTCCCCAAGATGTTGACTTATAGTCCTTAATAAAGTAATCTGGACTAACTCTGCTAAGCTCAATTAGGGTAGTTGCAAATGAAGGCTCATTAAACCTTGCTTCTATAAACTTTACCTCTCTTGCAACATTTCCAAAATCAAAATAGGCTACTGGTATTGATTTTCCAAGTATGGACTGTATGTGTGGTGAGAATATTCCTCTATTTTTTCCAATTGCTATTGCTGACGAATAAAGTGCAACATTTTCTTTATTTGATGTAGGTAGGGTTGGATAAACTCCATCTGGTGTTGCAACCGCATAAAGATAATCATATATTGCTGTAGAATCATCTCTTACCATTAATCCTATTTCATTTGTAGAGGAAAGTGGGCTAGGATCATGGGCTTCCATAATTTCTCTACCGTTCAAATAAACCTTAAAATCTTTTTTATTTTTTGATATTGCAACCTCTAAAGAAAAAGTAATTTTTGCTGCTGGATCACCCTTTGCATGTAAACCCTCAGAGAATTGGATTGTTCTTTCAAAGTCTGTTACATTTACATCTGGGAACCAAGCTGCTCTTAGTAAAGTTGGGACAAGCTTACCACCTGAACTTGATACCTTATAGAACTTAACATTGTCTTGTTTTCCTAAAGTTTGTGGATTATAATTTTCTGAAATACTTGAAACCTCAATAAAGTATCCAGTGTTTGCAGTATTTGTTGATGATATATTAAATCCAAATCCTCCAATTGCAGAAACTGAACCTGGAGCATCTGCTTTCTTGAAAAGATTCATCTTTGTTCCAATTCTTGTTGGATTAAAGCTGAGTGGTGTTCTATAACCAAAAATAAATTGTTGACCAACATCATCTATATTTATTTCACTTGCATCAATCTCGTCTGATAGGTCTGTCTCGGTTCCAGTTTTTCTAGATGGGGCACCCGTCAAAGTTGCGTATCCACCGTAGGCAAAGGTCGATCTTGAAAGATTACTTAAATCTGGAACCCCAACATCTGTTGCAAGGGTCATCTTTTGTCCATAGTCTTTTACTTGTCCAGATACTGGGCTATACATTTTACTAGAAAAACTTGTCCATCCATCCGATTCTACATTTTTGTTTGTTCCTGTATGAGAAGAAATTTCGGTGTCTTTGTAACCTCTTCCATCTTCTTGACAATAAAAAACATATCCCTTTGGTGTGGTTGACTTGCCTTCTGAGTTGTAAGGAGGTGCCAGTTCATCTGGAAAAGAATTTACTTCCATTCCAAAATATACTAGCAAAGCATATGGAACAAAGCTAGACCCAGACGGTGCCCTTGACTCATCTGATTTTTTCTCGGCTTCGTTAAAATAAATTTTTCTCTCTGAAACAAATCCTGGTCTTGTTATGTAGTAAACAACTCCATAGAACTTAATAAGTTCACTTTCTACAAGAACATAGCCAGAGTATTTTCCAAGGAAAGAAGCAATAAGATCATTTTCGGTAATAACAATCTGACAGCTTTCTCTTTCAACATCTGTCATAGATGAGTATGCCAACCTTATTGAATCGTTTCTATTTTTTGCAGTAAAGGTTTCATTTAATAGTATTGTTTTTGGTCTACTATTTTTAATATCTTTAATTATTACTCCAGCAGACAGGATTGCATTATTATCGTTACCATCATTTCCATTTGGACTCCAAACTTGCTGGGGGATATACCCAATGTCTCTTGTAAGACTTATTTCTGAAAACCCAGAATCAATTATTTTTTCTGTTTCTTTTGATAAAGAAGCATATGGATTTTTATCTAGCGAAGCGTTCAATAAACTCATAGATGCTTTTGGAATACCTAAGTCAGAATATGCCACCTCACCAGCTGTTATTGGTGGAATAAAAGAATCTTCAAAACTTTCAATATTTGAAGAGTAAACTCCATTTATATAGGCATATTCTGGATCGGAAATGGTGGCTTCACTAGCGTCACCAACTAAAGTATAGTTCCAAGAGTTTGTTTTTTGAGTCACCGCTTCTTTTGTTCGTACAGTTAAATATCCAAACTGATCAAAATACATAGAAAGCTGTGCTGATTTTGCCAACTCATTAAGGGCTTCAGCAACGGACATTTCTTTTTTGCAATAAAAAAAGTCTATTCTTCTGTCCTCTTCAAGATACTGCTCTACGTCAGCTGTTTTATTAAACGAGTATCTGGTAAAACCTGCATTATCTAATAAAATTTTAATTATAGCTGAAACCTTAATTCCATCTAATGCTCCTAGCAAAATGTCTGGAGCTGGTTTATCCTGCAAGAATCCCATAAAATCTTCTAACTCTACACTTACTGACCAGTCTGATGACTCGTCCCATGATTTTGCATATAAAACGTTTATTGGAACGTATTTTGTTGTTGAGCTATAAGTTATAGAATTTAAAATAGTAAATTTAACATTTGGCTTTAACATGTATTCTAAAATTGATAGATAGTTTTTGTTACTAATTAAGTTATCCTGATTAAAAAACTTAATATTTCCACCTCCAGAAACTATAGATCCAACAGGAAGACCAAGTGTGCTATCTCCTAAACTTGAATTTGAAGAAAATGACTCAGTGTAGCTTGTCATATCTACAACCATTCTTGGAGAAATTTCTATGAGGTCCAAGGTGCCATCTTCTTTTGGATTATTTGCTGAATCAGCAAGTTTCTGTACGGAAAACCTAATTCCTTTTATAGACTGATATCCAGTTGTATCAGATCTTAAAAGACTTGTTATTGTTCCCTCTTCCGATACAGATCCAGCTATAACCCATTGCCAAGAACCAGAAACATACTTTCTTGAAAGTCTGAGGATGCCGTCCTTCATTGTTTCATTTCCTGTGTTTTGATAAATAGTAGTCCAAGTAGAGCTACCTGCAGGAAGAACTTCTACCGTAAAATCTCTTGCATATCCATGAATTGTTTGAGTTTTTACAACAATCTTATTTGCTCTTACTTCTTCTGAATAATAAACAAATGCGTTGTTGCCCTTCATTCTTCCAATTGAATTAGAGACTCCAATATCTTGAGCAGTTATGCTTCTGGTAGAATTTTTCTTACATCTTCTTGCAGATACCCAGTACTTTGAACCAAAGGTTTCACTTAACGGATAAATTCTATCTGGAGATTGTAAAATATTATATGCCCTGGCATTTCTACAATCAGAAAGGATGGTTCTAACCTTTGCAGACTTTATTGTAAAAGGAAAAGTAATTCCAGGATCTGGTCTATCTGGACCAATAATCTCTTTCAAACCCGTTAAACTTTTTCTTGTAACATCTTCTACTTGATAGTTTCCAGAAGAAGATACAACTTCATGATAATGACCACCATTATCCCATCCACCAGTATCTTCAGAAGAATTAAAAGTTTTTGAATATGTTGGATCTGTGTTAGTTGTTGTTCCAATTCCAGTAGTTAGCGTTTCAGCAGTAGGTGCTGAAGTAACAACAAAAGTAAAAGTTGTAAGGGTAGGCACAGAAACAATAGTCCAAGTTCCGTTAAGCTTGGTTTGCTGCGTTCCAGATGCACCAGAAATTATAATAGTATCTCCAGAAATTAAGCCATGATTTGCTGCAGATGTTCCAGTAACTGTAGTTGTACCGTTTCCAATATAATTTGTCATTGTAATTTGTCTAGAAGCTGCTACAATTGATATTGGATACGATCCAAGATGGCTAACAAGAGTATAAGCGTTATAGTTCCACTCTGCAATTATTTTGTGGCTAGATGATAATACCTTTGAAGACTTATAAAGATTATCAATTTCTGTATCTCCAGTGCTTAACATTTACACCTCCACCAAATCAATGGATACGTCCCATAGATCGTTATACTGACCTCTTTTTGTTATAGTAAAATCAAAATTGTCAAAAAATACATTATATTTTTCTACATTGGAACCCGATCCAACTGTTAGATCGTCATTGTTATCATATATTAAGAGCATCCAAAAATCATCATAGTTTGCTTCATACCAATCTTTAATATCTATTCCAGCACCAAAACCATCTGAAGTTATAGATACAGAGCCATTTAATTTTCTTGAAGGAATGTTTTCCCAAGATGTTGAAAAATTATATTTATCTGCCACATGAACAGACCTCATTGTTCCGTCAACCATTCTTCTTTTTGACTCTAATCTTTCTACAGAAATTTGAAGAGGAGATCTATTGTCATCAGTTAAATACAATGTGGAGCCACCTGTTTGAAAATCCCATTTTCCAGTAGGAGTACCCTCAGAAAGTTCTGGTAGTGGCTCTTTAGTAGAAAACACAATGAGTGATGGTCTTAACCATTTTTCATCTAAATCAACAGCTGTCATTATATCTTCCTACTAAAATTTCTTCTATTTTCTTGTGTGTTAATTGCCTTTACGACTTCTTTTGCAACGGCTCTTGGATCATTTGTTCCAGATGCATCCACATTAATATTATAGACTGAATTGTTTGAGATTGCTGAAGCGTCAACAAATCCTTGATTATTTTGAGGAACATTATATTTCATTGCTTCAATTCCAGACTTAAGATCTGCTGTAAGTGGGGATGTTAGGACTGCTTCTCCCTTATGTAAGTTAGCAAGACCATTTGACATTGTAAGACCACCTTCACGCATACCTGGGGGATTAGATCCTGGTTTAAGACCTGACCACTCAAAGTGTAGGTGAGCCCCTCTTACCTTTCCAGTGTCTCCAGAAAAACCAATTCTTTGACCAGCCCTTACTTGTCCTGGTTCGGCATCATATCCGCTTAGGTGAGCGTATAAAGACTCTGTTCCATCATTATGTCTTATAGTTGCGTAGTTTCCAAAACCTGTTGCACTGTATCCTCTTGACTTTCTTCCAGATGCCATTGCATAAACCGATGTACCTATTCCAACACCATAGTCAATTGCTCTTCCAGGGTACCTTGCACTGTGTGCTTTTCCAGAGCTTGGGTATGTGCCTCTTGCAGTTACCCCTGGACTTCCAAAAAGAATTTTTGCAACTTGTCCAAGTAATTCATAATTTGCAATTGTTGGTGCGTTTGAGGGACCTTGATCATTTCCTGGCTCTTCTTCTGACTTAGCTGTTTGTATTACATTTCCAATAGCCTTTGCTATAAGATTTGAATTTACTACTCCAAACCCAAGTGCTGTAGCAGACTGAGAACTACCTGCTTGGGCAGAAACATATCCACCACTTGCAAATTTTCTTTCATTAATTTGATCAAGCATATCAGTTCCATATTCATCAACAGCTGAGGCACGAACCACATACTCTCCATCTGAAAGTCTTGCTGTAATAGAGTCTGAATTTTTTGTTCCTGGTCCATGAACAATACCACCAGTTGCTCTATTTGGAATCATTGCATTTCCCTTAATTCCAGCTATGCTGTTATTAATAAGGTCTGTTAATTCTTTTCCACTTACATCGTATTCTTCTCCTGCAGATGTTATTGCACCAGAAACTATCTTCTTAAAGTCTTTGTCAAAACTGGAAGCAAGATCAGTAACTAATTTTTGTGCCTCTGGGGGAAGCTTTGATGCCATATCTGATATAGAGCCAAGATAATTATACATGTCTGTTGCTAAGGCTTCGCCTGGCTTAAGGGCTTTTAATTTTTCAGCCTCTGCAATTGCGGCATCAATTGATTGCAGTGTTGATGACTTGTTTCTTTGAATTTTTTCATTTTCTCTATCAAGCTGCTCAAGTCTCTTTTCGTGTCTTTCGTCTTCTCCCTCTGCAAGTTCCTTATTCTTATCAATTTGATCTTGAAGTTTTTCCTCTGCTGCATCTGCCACTTCTTTAATTCTGTCAATTTCTGTAGTTCTTCCAAACTGTGCTGCATTTGAAGCCATGTCTTGTTGTGCTTGAAGGAATCCAAAGACATCTCCAGATGCAAGAGACTGTAAGCCACCAAGAGCAGACTGGCGTTGTTGATTTCTAAAGTCATCTGCTTTATTTTCTTTATCTAGTGCATCAATATACTCTTCTGCACCTTCTCTAATTGCCTTTATTTGTTTTTCTAGTCCCTTATTCTGTTTGTCAATATTTTTTTGAAAGTTTTTGTGTCTTTTGTTTTCTGCATCTTTAGCTGATTCATTTTTAGCAATAAGGTTATCGTATCTTGCAGTTTCTGCTGCTTTTACTTCATTAAAACTTGCTATTTGAGCGTCAAGACCTAAGTCTAGTTCCATATCAATTTTTGCAAGAGCATCCATTTCAGCAAGTCTCTTGTTAACAATTTGTGCTTCCTTATCTGATAGATCTAAATCTTTAAGTAATCCATTAAGATTAATTCCTGCTGCATGAGCTTGCATAATCAAAAGCTTTGTATCTGTATCGTCTACACTATCGCCAAGCTTTTCTATTGTGTCAAATATTGGACCATCTTCAATTCCCATTTCTTTGAGAGAGCTCTTTATTGATGCATCTAAAGCAGATCCAACGTCTGATTGGTTAACTCCAGCAGCAGCACCTTCTCTAAACGCAACTGCAACTGAATCCTTTAATAGTTTAGTTCCTTCTCCTAAATCGGCTGAAAGTAGTGCAGATTCAATTACTCCGTTAAATTGTCCTTCAAGATTGGCTTTTTTGGTTCCTATAATTTCTCCACTATTTAAACCATATTTTGCTGTTTCTTGGAAAGCCATTCCTACCGCAGCAGTTGCTTGTGATTGATTTTCTATTCCACGGAACTTTCCAGCCATAGAAGCAAGCTGACCACCCGTTCCAGAGGCTTGAGCAAGTACAGATAAAATTTCATTGGCTTGATCTGCAGTAAATCCTTGCTGTAGCATTTTTCCATACTGACCCAAAAACATTGCTGCTGGATCGTTTGTATTTTTTAGCTGTTCTACAAGTTTTTTGTTTTCTTCCTGGTCAAGTATTGCTTTCTTTAGTGCAGGGTCAACTCCTAATGCAGAAGTTCCTCCACCAAAACCTAAATTCTTGGCAATATCTGCATTTGTCTTCATTTGATCATTAACAGATTTTAGAGTAATTCCATAATATTCAGCAGCTGCAGTTTGTGAGGCATACATTGACTCCCCAGCTTCTCTTGCTTCGCTAATAGCTTTTCTGTATGCTATAACACCTGCAGCTACTGCAGTTACAGCAGCGAGTGCGGCAATTCCAACTGGTCCACCAAGAAGGGCTAAACCTCTTCCAGCCATCATAAGACCGCTTCCAAGCTTTGATGTTCCGCCAGATGCTATAGACATGCGAGCACCCTTTACAAATGTTGCTGAACCTGCACTTTTAAGTTTTCCACCTGCAGCACCTAAGCCTCCAACACCACCTTGTGCTAACTGCATTGCAGTAGTTGCTAAAAATAATCCGTTTGTAAACTTTGTTAAACCTGCGGTAGCTTTAGCAAATCCTTCATTCATTGCACCAATTGAGTTCAGTGCAAATGCTGCACCCATTGCTCCACCAGATAATGAAGCTCCACGATTTAAAATTGATTTGCCCATAGAGGCAGCTCTACCTCTTGCTTTTGACAATCCTGTTATTGAGGCTTTTCCATAGTTTTCTCCAGCTCTTTCTGCACCCTTTGCATTAGCATTAAGTCTATTTTCAAACGAGTCTGTGTATATTTCTGCTACCTGGTCCGCCTGTCTTTGTACTTCTTTTGCAGGAGACTTTGCTTTAATTGCCTTTTTTACTCCAGTAGTTGCACCTGTTGCAGCTGGAACTGCTCCGCTTAAGTTAAGTTGTTCTAGTAATGGTAATTGTCCAGATAGTCTTGCTGAAGATACTGCTCTACCTGCTGCAATCCAAGGAGGAACTCTACTAGAAACTGATTTTCCTGGAACAGCAGTTTTTCCTTTTTGTGCAACAGAAAGATCTCCAGAAGCAATTCTAGACTCTACATCCATTAATGCTGCTTCATAAAGCCTTGTTCCAATTCTATCTATTGGTTGATTTCCCTTAATAATTGATCTTGCACTTGCTTTAAGTTCTTGTTTGCTAAACCCTTCCTCTACCAACTGAGTTATAGCATTACCCATAGATTTTCTAAATGCTACAACGTTACCCTTTGACCCACCTGGTCCAAGCTTTGTCATCATACTTAGTGTATTATTTTCTGCTGCACTTGCAGCAACAAGATTTGGTGGACTAAATACTTTTTTACCAGTTACTGGATCAACCTGTGGCGTAATGTGGGTAGCATCAAACTGCTTCATTGCGTTAATAATTTTTTGATTTTGAATGTCAAAGGCTGCAACTATTTGATCAATTATGTCTCCAACTATTCCAGTAAAAGGTGCAGACCTTTCTTGAAGAAGACCTCTAATGATTGGATCATTGTTACTTAGTCTTGTTCCCTTTGCAAAACCCTTTATGTTTCCCTGATTCATTGCATTAAGAATTGGACCATATTTTTGTGTTGCTGCCTTATTAACAACAAATTCTCCAGGCATCAGTAATGCTGGAACCGAATCAGTATTTCCAGATCCTGGGACTCCACCACCGTTTGCTCTTTTAATTGGCTTACCCTTAGCTCCTGGAACAAATTGTCCAGGATTTGCAGCAGCTTGATTTCTAAGAGCAGCAACATATGCACTCATAGTTGAAGTTAGTCTTGCTAAAGTTTGATCTTGTCTTGCATACGCAGATGTAAGTAAGTCTGTAGTTTTAAGAGCAACTATCTGTTCAGTATTAAGGAGCTCAAACTGTTTTGTTGGAATTCCCATAACTGCACGACCAAGATTTACGATACCCATTGCACCCTTAGTTACATAGCCAAGGAAGTTTGCAAGGACACCAGTAATCATAACTATTGGACCAGCAATTGCTGTAATTCCTGTTGCCAACTTAATGAAGTTTTTAACAGGTTCTGGAAGATTACTTCCGAATTCAACTAATTTATTAAACAAGTCTGCGGCTTTTTCTAAGAAAGGTATAACTGATCTAGTCAGGGCTTCTCCAATTGGCAGGAGAGAGGCTTTAATTGACTCCATTGCCCTTTGGAATCTCATTGATGTAGACTCTGTAAGAGTTCTAAGTTCCTGGTTTGCAATATTTGCAAGATCTGTTGAAGTTGCTGACATCAATTTAATTACTTCAACTGTTTGGGATCCTGCCTGATTCAAGTTATCAAAAAGTGCTGCAATTCTAGCAAACTGATATTTACCAAAAACTTGTTCAATAATTTGTGCTCTAGAGAATTCATCTAGACCCATCATTGCCTGTTGGAATTCAAGAATTGTAGGCATTAGCTTACCCTTGTTTCTTGTTACAATTCCCTCAAGGTCGATTCCAAATCCTCTTGCAGTTTCTGCAGCTTGTTTTGTTGGGTTAATTAAAGATGCCATACCAGACTTAATTGCGTTTGCACCTTCAGCAGCGTTAATGCCACCTTCCTTCATTGCAACAAGCAAAACAGAAAGGTCTTTAACGTCTCCACCCATTGCTTTAATAACTGGACCAGTCCTTGGAATAGCTTCTGTTAAGTCCTGAATAGAAACTGATGTTTGGTTTTCAACTGCGTTAAGAAAGTCAATGGATTCTGCAAGTTCTTGTGTACTCATATTAAATGCACTTTGTAGTGCAAGAGTTGCTTTCATAGCCTCTTGTCTATCTACTTCACCAAGCACTGCAAGACGAGTAGTTTGTTGGATAGAACTTGTTAGCCTTTGCCCTTCAAGACCAGTTGCTGCTAGGTCTGCAGCAAGGGCTGCAGTTTGACTAACCGCAATACCAAACTTACCTGCAATGTCTTTTGCTAGAAGTTCTACCTGCTTTCTCATTTCTTGAGAAGCGTTTGTAGTTGTCATGACAAGATCAGATCCATATACCTTTTGGAATCTTGTTAATTCTTTGTCAAAATCTCTAAATGTTTTTGAAAGGCTTGCACCTAAAATTGTAAGGGGAATAGTAAGACCAACTGTAAGCTGTCTACCAGCCCATTGAGTATTTTTACCCCAGTTGATAAGTTCTCTTGATCCATCTTGAACCAACTTATTAAATATATTAAACTGTTCTCTAGCAATGTTCATGCTAGTTGTCATATTTTTAGTATCAACAGATAGTGGGGTAATGACCATACCTTTATTTCTTCCAGTAGCATCTTTTCCAAGGCTAACAATCTCTGATTGAGCCTTTCTTACTTGCTCTACTGCAAGCTTTCTTACTCTTGATCCTTCAGTGTAGGCTCTTCTTGCTTCTTTAAAATAATCTCTCATATGGAGTTTATTCTTTTGAAGAGCCTCACCGAAGCGATCTACGTCACTTGAAAGATCCACCATTGTGGTCTGGAAAGCTCCAAGTGATTTTACATTTGTTCCAAACGAGGTTGCTAATTGTTTTTTAGCAGTTAGTGCAGCTTTGTCTAAAGAATTAAATGAATTATTTAATAGAGATATTTCTCTAGCAAGACTTCTAACTTGAGCAATGGCAGGACCAAAGTCCGCATCATACTCAAAGTTTGCGTTAATATCCGCCATGAACATCTCCTAACACTTCATAAGCTAATCCCATGTCAGATGTTATTCCATACTCAACGGCTTTTGCCTTTGTTGTATCTCCAGTCAATCTTGCCATCGCCCTCGCTTGAATTTCTTGGAATGTTGCAGGACGACTGTCATCGTCCTGGTTGTCACTACTATTCTCCATGTCTATTCCGTTTACCATTGCTAGGAATTTATTTTTCCTATTTTCAGATTCGTACATCGCTTTTAGCGTTGCTACGAGCTCTGGCATTGATAAACTAGACTCTAGTTCATCGTAGTCTTTCCAGTGACCAAGAAGAAAAACTTCCGCCTCTAGTGCAGCGAGGTCTAGATCTGTCCAGCTAGTTCCTTCGCTGCTTCCAGCAGGTTTGGGTCGTTCAGCTTGATATCAGCAGCCACCTCCAAGATTTTGTACATTGTCTGAAGATCAAGTGCTTCTTCAAGTGCGTCTCTGTCTTCAGCAAGTGCTGGTGAAAACTGCTTAAAGGCAATTGCAGTGCAGGTAATAAGCAAGTCAAGGAATTCATCCTCGTTTGTTGACTTTGCTGTACCTTCTGACCACACCTTCATTAGTTCTCTTAGTTTTTTCAAGCTTAGTGGCTTGACTTCCACTTTTGTTCCGTCTAATAGCTCTAGCTCGATACTTTCGTATACTGTTGTTGCCAAAACTTCCTCCTAATTGTTCTCTTTAATTATATAGTATTCTTGATATAAATGAGCAGGACTAGCCATTTCTGACTAGTCCTGATCACGTTTATTAAATTATGAACTAAGCTTGGTTGTAAGCTCTGTCGATGATCTTGCCGTAAGAAGCATTTCCATCTCCTGCTTCGTTTATAGACGAAGCCAGTAGACGTAGAGTTACTGGGAATACAGTAGCCTCATTTCTTCTAACGCCAACAGTTACAGTCTCCATTGAAAGAGCTCTGTATCCAACATAAACTCTTTCTACGAAGTTCTTTGTTGCTGCTGTCTTCTTTTCATCTGGTCCTGGACCAACGATAGCGATGGAGCGTTCTACTGGAGAGTATCCAAGAGCACCACCGTTAAGGTTTACTGATTGAACTGGGGAAGACATTGTTCCTGAAAGGTCCGTTGACTTTCCACCAATTGCTACCAAGAAGTTTTCAAGTGTGGCTTCTGCAAGTGTTGTATTCAACATTACTCGCTGACCCTGCTTGAAGATTTTTGCAACGTCAAGTAGCTGATCTACCTGTACTTCACCATAATCTGGTTCGAACGATAGTTCTGCACCTTCCGATGTGTAACCTACTGAGTCCCACTTTCCTGTTGGAGCTGTTCCTGAGTAGATATCAACATTGTCTGGATCCTGAAGGGATACAGTACATGCTGCAAGAGTTGACGCTACCTTTGGTAGATCGTCTTCTGTAAGTTCTGTGTCTGTTGTATGTCCGATGTATAATGCACCTGCACCTACAACAATATTTTTTGCGTTTCCTAGTGCCATTTTGCACCTCCTGTCAAAGTTTGATTAAACTTTGGTTTGGTTGCTTCCTCAGAAACAATCATACCATGTAAAATCTTATTATGACTTAGTGAATTCATACGTTAAAATAAGGGAAGTTTGGAATTTTCCTGGCTCAAGGTTATCTACAGACTTCTCATCTATCATATATCCTGACTGATCACATGCAACATATTTAAAGGATATTTCTAAGTCATTTAAATGAGCATTCATGTCTTGAGCAGATACGTCAAATTTCTTCAAAATATCATAAATGTAATTTTTCACATAGAATATCTGTGGGGCAGACCCAACAATAGTTATGGTTGCCCTTTCCTTGTTAATTGGATGGAATGTTCCATTTGGCTGGACGAATAAGTAGTCATAAATTATATAGGGTAGCTTTGATGTGTCAATGCCAAGATTTTCATATACTGGGTAGAATGGAATAAGGCTAATTTCTGCTACATTTCCAGTTGTTGATGCAACTGTTGTTCCACCAGCTGGAGCCTGAATTTTAAACTGAGTTGGACTATCTACTTGAGTTACCTTAAAAATTTTATTATAAGTTGAATTTACTCCAGTAATGTTGCAAAGTTTATTGGCAGTCATACCATGAGCGGTATCTGTAATAATTGTAGCAACTCCAGCACTTACAGTTATAGAAGTAATTTCTGCATTTAATCCAGTTATGCTGTATTGAGTAATATCCCATATGTCTGATCCAATAGCAGATTGACCAGTAACCTGACCAGTTGCATGATCCCAAATATACCTACATATAAGCCAAATTGGTAGCTTTGTATAATCCACTATAGACTCCTCACAATTTTACTAGAAGATGCTGCTGCTAAGTTTGCCATATTTGTTATTTCGCCCTTGCTAATTCTTCTAAGAGCAATTCTTGATTCGTTTTGAATGCCCTTCTCTATTCTACTAAAGAATTCCATATCTTGTAGGGCTACATTTACCATAGTAGACATAAACTGATTGAAAATTTTTACAAATGATCCCTGTACATAATCTCCTCCAGGATTTTGAACTACTACCTTTTGTGAAGATACAATATTACCGTCTATTTCAAATACCAATCTTTTAGCATTTTTTGGAGTAATTGTTACTGGAAGCCCTTCCTCCATAATAAAAGCCTTGTTCCTAAAAACATATCCACTTTTCCCTGGAACCCTAGACTCTTTAAATCTGTATGTTAATACTGGTTTTCCTGAGCTAGAAATGGATGCTTCAAATAGTCTTGCAGCCTTGTCGCCAGTCCTTCCTGGCTCATAAACGTGATGTAATGAATCAGGTCTTGATCTTGCTGCATTATCTACATAGGCTTCAAAGTAGTTCATTATATACCTGAGACCAGCAACCTGTATTCTTTTCTTATCTTCACCATGAATTCTATTTAATAGTTCTAGTTGAAACTTTGCAGTTGCAGCAATCTTAGAACCAATATCTCCAGTTTTAAAGGTTTTCGTTTTAGATTTTTTTATTGCAACATTAAGAGCTGAGGTATCTACTCTTGACATTATTGAATCACCAGAGACTGAATATCCTGTCTTTGCAAAATTGTTTCATATTCAATAACATGACCTAAATGATCCATTATTGGTGTGCTTCCACGAGGTTCAAATATTGTTGCCCCATTTGCACCACCTGCAGATCCAATTCCAGTTAAACCAGATTCTTTCCAAATAACTTCTGTGTCGTTTTTAATGTTTGTTACTCTTACTGAGCTGTCAATCGGAGTTTTACTTCTAAACTTTACAAGTCCAGTGATAACATTTAAATAGTTTTTTACTTCAACTGTATTAGAATTGTCTCCTAAGCCACTACGGACAACACCCTTAGCCAAACAACTAATAGTTGATGTATTTACCCATGTTTTTTGAACAGCACCTGAGTTTGCGTCCTGTGTCATCGTAGCGGTATATAGATCTGCTGTCATTGTGTATGCTGTTCCAACGATACATGTCATTTAGATCACCATTAAATCAAATCGTTTGTAATCCTGTAGGAATGAATCTACTAGTAGGTTTCCCGATCCCAATGATATTGAATCCGAATACTGAATATCAAAGGATTCGTTCTTTACAGACTTGAGTCCCTTATTTCTATAATTAAAATCTGCACATCTTAAGTCTTCTACTATAAGAATGGCTGCTTCTCTAATGTCTTCTGGAACATACTTCCATCCAAATTCTCCACGAACTAGGTATGTGCTGTTCTTTTCAAAAACTCCATACGGATCTAGAATTCTAAATGGCGTAGATTCTGAAACATTTGTTCCAACATCATATACTTTTAAGTGATACTTGCTTTTTGATACTGATACTGGATAATCTAATAAGTTAATTTCTGGATCTGCTGTTACGTCATATACAATTTCGTCATCTTTAACAATCTTGTCATATGTTTCAATTCTTTCACCAATGTAAAGGGTGTCTGCGTTTTGACCATATGTTAGGATGCTTTTGTATTCAAAATTAAACTTATCATTTGTTATCTTATTAATTAAAAATCTTGCTCGTTTTTCGAGTCTTTCTAGGTCTGATCTTTTTATTTGACCAGAGCCAGTTGGGGTGGAGCTAATAGTTAAGCCAAGCTCTGAGGCTAATTCATCAATATTACAGTATGGTCTAACTAGTGATGCAAAAAGAATATCTTCTGAGTAAGATCCTGCATCCACAATCTGTAAATCAATTTGTAGTTTTCTATCATATGCTGTAATATCTGATGGGATATCAATAGAAAAATTTACCCCAGAAATTAAAGTTGCCTCATCTGCAAAGAGAACCTCATTAAAATCTAAGTCTGTGATAGTATAAACAACAGAGTCAGTACCTGCTGGGGCAGTATATGTAATACTTAATTCTTCCCCATCGGTTCTGAGGTATTCCTTCATTTTATAAATCTACTCCATAAAAGAACGCAAGTTCTTCTGGCGTAGCCTCCCTTACTTCTTCTTTTGCTCTTCTAATTATATCGTCAGCTTGTGCTTTTGATAACAACTTAAAAGGCTCTTCAAATGTGAATACTATTCCGTTTCCAACATTTAAAGCACCTCTTGGGTGAACCATCTTTAACAAAACTTTTTCTTGTTTCTTTTCAGTAGGCTCTTCTTTAGTTAAAACCTCTACCTGAGTCTCTGTTTTATCTGCTTCTTTATAGTCAAAGGCTTTATCAATGGCATCAAGGATTTCTTGATCAGATAAACCAGTTTCTTTAATGGCATTTAAGAGCTCAATCTTTTTTGAATTCTTTTGTGTTTCAATTCCTAAAACTTTACAAATAGATTTTAGTTCAAATACTGATTTTTTATCAAACATTTATAAATCCTCCTAGACTAATTATACCTCAATAAATGATGAAAGGGTCGCAGTTTCCTGCGACCCTTCCAACGGTTATAGATTAAGCTGTACGCACTGCATATGCAATAGCGGACTTCTCTTCTAGAGCTACACCCATACGGACGTATACTGTGTACTCTACGGTATCCTTCTTAGGCTTGAACTCACGGTGAACCGTGACATCACGCTGGAAGCCCCAAATACGGTTGCTTGGCAATGTCAAGTCAACGAAGTTATCTGGGTACAAAGGTACTTCAAGTACTGGCAATCCAAAGATCATGTATTGTGCTCCTGCTGGACCACCGATCTGTGGAAGAACGCCATCAATTACACGGGTTGCAACCTGCTCAGGTACTGAACCAACACTGCGAAGTGCTGAGATCAATTCCTGAAGATGCTTGCTATTCATGTAGAACTTTAGGTCCTGACGGCGAGCCTTGAACTTACGAGGTAGTGCATTGTACACTGCTTCGATAGCTTCAAGAGACAGAGTTGCAACAGATCCATCACCTGAATCTGGAGTTGCCTCCCAGATGCTTGTCATAGTTGCAGCAGCTGCTGCAGCTTCGTGAGCACCTGTGTAAGATGTGTCTAGAGTCTGACGAATGAAACCTGCCAATGTGTTATTGTAGGTACCATCGCCTGATGTTGCTGGACGACCATTGATAGCAATGTCCTCAAGATCGTTACCGAACTGAGTTGCCATCAATCTTACAATGTGATCTTCAAGTTGCTGACCTTCAATGTTGTCCTCAAGGGATTCTGTCGAAAGTTCGTAATCTAGACGGAACTTAGTTGTTGTAAGTTCGATCTTTGTAAATGCTGGAGCTGCGTTGGATCCTGTCTGCTCTGCCTGAGTTGCCTTAGCAACCAAACGTGAACCTACACGAACCTTGTCTACTTCCATTGTGTTAGCTCTCATAACTACTCTACGACCATCATTGGCGAGAACCATCTCGTCAAAAATATAGTCGAT